GAGTGACAACATCAGGGGGCCGGCCTAGTATTTGCTCTTCAAGGCTCGGTTGCAGCACTGCCGCGCTGATGTCTGTGGGGTCAGATAATACGACGGATCTCGCAAAATCAGGCGTAATCTCAACGCTGCGAACTGTATCAACCAGGTTGGCCTTTACCACATCCTTGATCTGGCCTGAGATGAAATCAGCCTGAAGGCGCACTAACCCGTCGAATTCCTGCGCTGCATAAATCGAGCTATCGCCAGCCCACGTATCGAGGCTTTCACGCACTTGGGCTAGTAGTGTATTTAGACGAGCTGCTTCCCTAGGATTTAAAGACCCTATATCATCGAGCTTTTGCAACGCATCAATTACGATGTCGTTATATGCCCGCATGATGTTTAGCGAGACGTAATTGCTATATCGGTTCAGGTCTATGGCCTGTCGGTAGAACGCTTCAGGTTCGCTCATATTCTCATCAAGCCAAAATTCTGAGATTCTGCAAAGCTGACAATCGATACATCGGCGCCGCTGGCTAATGCCTCTTTGATGACCTGCGGGAATTGCGAAATTGCATCAATATCATTACTACGCACGACTAATTCCGAAACCGAGCATGCGCCAACAGTCGAGAACCAAGTGATGCGAATTGCTGCGAAATATCCCTCAATCATCTGATCCTTTGCAAAATACAGCAATTGTTTCCGATTGGGGGAAGGCCTATGCAGCTTCGCCATCAGTCTCATCCTCTTCAGCTTCATCATTCTCTGGCATCTCAGCATCCTCTACCTCAGATTGCTCTGGCTCAGAGCGGTTTAGTTCAATTAAGCCACCGGATTGTGTGGCATCTAGCTCCTCCTCGATGTCAAAGTCATCCCCTAAAACCTCACCAGCAGATAACTGATTTAGCAACGTCTCTTGTGTAATAGTGCCTGCAGTATATAGCTGCAGCAATGACTGGATCTCCTGAGGCTCCAGGCGGGTAGACAAGAAGTCACGATTGACAAGGCTGCTGCCTATCTGTGCCTGTTGCATATATTGCGCATGGAATCTGAGGCAATTGTCGATCATATCTTGCATCTGCTGAGCGATCACCATCATCGTGGAATCGCCCTGGCTGCGGTCGATCCGTTTTGCCTCCGCAGTCTCTGCACTCAATTTTTGGCCCAACACAGCAGCTAGGCCCAGTTCATTGATTTGACTGGCAATCTGATCAAGCCTGCGGAATTGCGCGTCATAGCTATTACCAGATGGTTCGATATATTGGGCTGATGCTCCCTCGGGAAGCGCCATAGCTTCCCCTGGACCTGCACTGATTTCCTCAGCAGACTGCGGGAACCCGAATATTGCCAGCATCGGGACAGCACTGATATGCAGTTGATTATCGAGATCACTCTGCACTTGGTATGCCTTGAGGTTGAGCTCAGCGATATCAGCTAGCGGGGGCCGTGACTCAAGAACACCGACGCGGTTGGAATAGGCAACAGCAAAAGGGATCTCGCTCAAGCTGGTGGTGCCTTCATCGGTCAAGACAAAATCACCCTTCTTGTCTTTTTGATGGATCTCAAATGCGCCCGGCGTGAGTACCCGGACCTGCTGCACCTGCTTCTCTCCATACAATCCATCAGGCACAGTGATCTGTTCCATCAACCGCAGCTGTGTCAATTCTTGCTTGCCGTCCTTGATTTCAGACCGCCAGCCCAGGATGTCGCGTGGCGTGTACTGCGTCCAGTATGGCCTGCCATTTTCGCCCGCTTTTGGGGCATCTACTAGGACGCCAATATGCCCATATCTGATACATTTACGAGCAGTCTCGTAGGTCCACACATTTAGATCATGGCCTTGTAGATCCACATCAAAAAGCTGCTCAGTCACTACATCGCTGACATCTTCAAGCCGCACAGGTTTACGAGTCAGCATGCCCGCCAGCATTCGTTCTAGCCTGACATAAAAGGGGGCAAGAGTCGAACGCATCAAGCGATTATCATATGCTTCATCTATCTCGCGAGGTTCTTGCGGCAGGTATTTTCGGTGCCCTTTTCGAATGCCATAAGTACCTTGTAGAAGCGCCTCGATCAGCAGCCAGTGCGGCTCCATATTGACATAGGCCGTGTTCGGGCTCTCAACCGTCGTGACATTGCCTACACGTTGCCGACCAGAAAACCCTGAGTACACGACCGCCTTATGCCTAATATCTGCAGTTTAATAAAGCCGAATTCCTGTGCCACGACCTGCTCTGGCATGGAGAGGATTTAGCTCACGCCATACCAGATATCCCAGGGCGTCATTCATGTGGTCATATCCAGCATCTTTATCAGGCTCACCTTTATCCGTATAACTTTGAAGTTCCAGGGATTCAATCATGCGCACACATGTTGGAGCGATCTTGAGTCTTACTTCACCTTTGCCGTTTTCCAAAGCAGCTTGAACAGCAGCCACCCTATCACGAATCGGGGGATTCGCTCTGGGTGACTGATTGTTGAACCCATAAGATTCCAAGATCTGAATATCTGTGCGTGTCGCATTTGTGCTGCGGTTGCCGCCAGAAGCATCAGGATAGATATATACCTTGTGCTGAGGGTACCTTGACTTAATCTCTTGAGCAAGTGCGTCAGTATCATGCGCACCGCTAATTTCATCTATAATATGCAGCTGCCCGCCATCGCGCACAGCAATAGCAGCAGACATGTTTGCCACGTTGAAATCGAGACCGACTCGCAGCGGCTCGCGCTCAATATCCAATGTCGGCTCGCATAAATGGATTGCCCTATTGAACCGGTCATAGACCGCGCCAGTGTTGAGATTGACGAATTGACCCTCTAAATAGGCCTTGATCAGCTTTTCTGGATAATTGGCTAACAGCGAATCGATAAACCCGTCAGGTAAATGCGGATTGTCAGCAGTCCGAGCACGGATCAATCGGCGGTCAGGTGCCGTCTCACGCTCAAATGTCTCCCATGCCCAGCCGAAGCCCTCAGGCGTGGTCGCCACGTAGAACTGCTGCACATTGCCAGAGCGCAATCGAGCCAGTGCCATGCGTGACGCCTGCTCGGCTGTTCTTTTATTAGTGGTGTCCACCTCATCAAAGCCCACGGCACAAAGATTCTGCCCCCGGATCCTGTTCCAAGTCTCCATGGTCCGCAGCAAAATAGTATGCTCGCCTTCTTTGAACTTCAATACATATTCGGGTAATGGCGACACCCTGAAGTCGTATGGCAGACCGATGGTTTCTAGAAGTTCATCCATCGATCGCACGAGAATATCGCGCAGCATCGGCGCAACTGGCTCAAAGATGGCAGACACGTAGCCGATGTTGGCTGCAGCAATATTGATGGCTTTCGCACAGAGGCCATAAGTTTTGCCTGCACCGAATCCCGATACTAATCCCAAGATTCTGTGCTCTTGATCTTCGCAGAATGCCGTCTGATGAGGCAAAAGGGTGGAATTCAGCCGATCTAATACTTGCTCTACTGATATGCCTTCATCTGCTGGATCCGACAGTATCAAGCCATCAGATACTGAATCTAGGATGCTTGGCACTTGATCAGATATCCACTTATTCGCTATTTTATGCGTTGGGCTCAACCTAATTATGACTGATATCAGCAGCTTCATCACAACCGCTGCCAGATATCCATTGCTTACTCAGAACCAAGAGATTGAGCTAGGACGACGCATTCAAGCTTGGTTACAGCATCCTGATCCACCACCGGCTGTGGTCCGTTCTGGGCGTCGTGCACGTGACACGTTCGTGTGCAGCAATCTGCGGCTAGTGATATCTATTGCTAAAAAGTATACGTTTGCTATTAAAGGTACAACACTCACATTTCAAGATCTCATCCAAGAAGGCACACTTGGTCTGCAGCGGGCAGCTGAAAAATATGATCCAGAATGTGGCTATAAGATGTCAACTTATGCGTACTGGTGGATCAGGCAGGCTATCACCCGGTGTATCGATACCAAGTCATTGATGATCCATGTACCGAATGGCGCACGCAAAAAACTCCAGGCCTATATGCAGGCTGCAGAAGAAGGAGGCAGCAAGCTGGAAATTTTGGAACGTGCGGAACTGAAACGGCGAGATATCCGCATTGTGCAACAGGCAGCGATGTGTCAGAACGTCGGGGCTTTGGACGCACTTGATATCACCATCTGATATGAAACTATTGACATTTTGTGAAAGTGTATGTTATACTTTGTATATAGAGGGCAAAGAGCCCTCCCTTTCACATCATGGCCCGCACTTACACCGAGCAAGCCCTTCACATCGTGGATCGCCAGCTTGCAGTCTCGAAAAAAGACGGCAGTGTTGCCCGTAATCGTGGCATCGAATTCCGCCCTAACGGTTACATCTTTACAGGCACTGATCGTATAAGCAAGGCAGCTGCAGTCCAGACACTGGCAGTCAAGCTTGAAGATGAGGGCAAAGCTAAGACTGAGATCAAGGCCACCAAAAAAACCAAAAGCAGCGGCATCACATGGGACAAGCTGAATCAGGCCACTAAGGATTTCTTTTTCGAACTGGCGTCACAGATCTACGCTGCCACCAATGACTGTGATTCTGAGAACGGTCACTACATGGCCCGTCTTGGCCAGGACATCCCCAAGATTAGTCTGAAGAACGCACCTCGCCTGTCCAATCTCAAAAAGGCAGGCATGATTGAGCATAACCGAGTCGTCGAGCGCACCGGTCGTTGGATCAGCCTGACCGAGCAAGGCCTGGCCACCTATCGCGCCATGCACGCCTGATGACCGGACAGACCGGCTGGGGGCATCGCCCC